GTACCAAATAATGTATTAATTGTAGTACCAGTTAATGTAAATGAAGTTCCAAGAACTGATTTACTTAATTTAGTACCAGTAGTTACATTAGCATCAGTAGTAGGAGATGTTGATGTTATTCCTGTTCCACTAAAATTAGAAAATAATCTAATATCAGAAACAGTTGCTGTATATCCATTAGATTCGTATACTGATGTAGATCCTAAATAATTTAATGTTTGAGGAGTTATTGTTAAGCTAGCACCTTGACGTAATGATATAGTATTATATCCTACAGAAATAACAGGTAACTTAGATGTACCACGTGGTAAAGTTACTAATTTATATTTCATAATTTGAGCTTCATCAGGGAATGCCTCTAACATAGGCATATTTTCAATAGCTTCACCATAAAAAGCAGATCCAGAAGGATGTGTAGGATTATATAAAGTATAATCTATTTCATCATCAGCTAATGAAAATTGGGTAATTTGAAAAGAACCGTCATTTCTAGCTAATAACTCACGTCCCTTTTTTGTTAATATAGCATCTACGGTTACTGTAGTGTTATTTAAAATTGCCATAATTTAATTTATTATTTCGTATAAATATATATATTTTATTATTTTTTAATTAAAAGCTACCTCCATTAATAGAACTCATATCAATTAATTTTTGTTTTACTTCTTTAGTTATAGTATCTATATTTTTTAACATATCAGGATGAAGATTTTGTGGGATTATAAATCCATAAGATGTAGTTCCTGATGGTTTATTAAATGTTAATAATGCATTTGTTTCATCATTTATTTTACTTAAAATAACCCATTTATTTATTAAAGTTGAATTATATCTAGGAATATTTAAACTACTAGGTAGTTGAGTATTTAATTGGAGTAATAACCGTTTATCGATATCTAATACCACATTAGCAATTGTTGATTCTATAAAACTTCCATCACCTCCATAATATACTATAATTATATCTCCACTTTTAGGTGAAAATGAATATTCTATATCTTTATAAGTAGTATATAATGAATTATAAAAACCACTTCCACTAGGTATAAATTCATAATCTTTAAATTGGCTTAATGATAAATTAAAGAATAAAGTATCACCATTAATAGATCCAGAAATAAAAGGATAATCTGTATTATAAGCATATGGAATAGGACCTGATTGATCAGAAACTAATGTATTATATAATACACCACCAGCATTAATTGTAGCTGTGGCTCCTGCATTAGTATCCCATCTAGTACTTCCTGTTGTAAATGAAAATCCAATTTTATCTCCTAAAGTAAAACTTTTATATGGTGTAGTTAAGTTAAAACTTAATAATTTACTTGTAGTACTTGTTGGAAGTGTATATAGTTTTTTATATGAATTAGCTGGTAAAGTATAAATAGTTTGTGGTGTATAACAATATGGATTAGTGATGTAGGTTAAATAAAGTGATGTTACATAAAATTCTTTAGATCCATATCCAGTACAATTTCCTGAGTTATTGTAAATGTAAGGATACGCTATAATTTTGTATAATGTAGTACCGGGGGATATAGTATCAATTTGTGTTCCTCCTGTATCATATACTGTAAGAGCAGAAGTTAAAGTATATGTATCTGTTGTTTTGATACAATAATCATATCCACTAGTAAATACAGTTGATGTAAATCCGGAGGCAGCAGTAAGTAATTGAGAAGCTAAATTAACAGAAGAAGCACCTCCTACTCCAACCTGATCAATTTTGAATTCAAAGGTTGCACTTTGTCCAACAGAACCAAAATTAACATTTACATCAAATTGAGCAGTAAATGATTGGTTTGATGTTTCTTGAACACTATATGTAGAAAAAGTATTTCCATTAGTACCATAATAAACTCCACCATCAAGAGTAACAGTATCAGGATTTTCTCTAAATAAAGCAGGAATATTTCCTGTACCTGAAATTATAGGATATTGATTAGCTACATTTATAGAGCCACCAGTTGTAGTAACTTTAAATAATTTTGAAGTTGATACTCCAGCATAATTAAAGTATAATCTTGTATCAGTACTACTAGCATATAATATAGGATAATATGAATACCCACTATTAAAAATAGATTTAATACCGTCTGTTTTTCTTTGATTTGATGATTTTTGATTGTCAAATAAAGATACAGTTAAATTATCTCCATTTTTAAATGTATTTTGTACTTCACACCAATGTTTATTCTTTTTATTTAATTCAGTTAAACTACCACTTTCATCAACAAGATATTTTATTGATGTATTATTTCGTTTAGGCATACTGAATAATTTATTTTCCTCAATTTGAGTAAATAAACCAATTTTTCTAACATAATGATCGATTACAGCTGTTTTACCATATGAAGTATCACCACCATAAGTTAAAGAAGCAGAAGTATAAGTATTATAAGTAGCACTACTTAATTTAGTACCATCATATCTAGAACGACTATGTCCTAATAATGAACCATAACTATCCTGTAGTTCAGCGCTTGAACTATATTGACTAGTAGTTTTAAATACATATTTACCTATATTTGTGTATATGTCTTCTAGTTTATATCTATTAACTGAATTTCTACTTGATGATACGTTATTTAATGTAACATTAAAATCAGTATGATTAAATTGATTTATATCAATTGAGGATGTGGGCAATAAATATGGATTTGGAAATGAATCAGTAAAATAATTATATACATTAATATAAGATCCACTAATAATACCATCATAAAATGATTTTTTAGTATTATCTAATTTATCATAAATGTAATCATTATCTTCAGAAATTACAGGTCCATTATACTTAGCATCATATATAGTTTGTTTATCTACATTTGGACGATATGTTGCTATTTTGTTTCTTTCTAATACTGGGGATTTAATAGTTATACCAGTTAAAGCGTTTGTTCGTGCAGGAACAAAGTCTTTTAACATTTTAAATAAACTATTATCAAAGTATTTTACTAATTCAAAAAATCCTTTATAATCTAAACGTTTAGCACTACCTGAAATAGCAGCACTAGCTGATATGAAGCGATCTTTTTGAATATTTAAATCCGTATAAGAAGAAGATGAATATAATCTTGGATCACCTATATATTCATCTAATGAAAATGTTGGAAATGTAGAGGCAATAGATGCAGATATTCTAGCATTTAATTGGTTTTGAGGACTAAATGATAAATCAACAAAATGTAAGTCAGTAGAAAGAAAATCTAAAGATCCAGTAAATGGTTGTTGTAATGATATAAATGGAGATAAAACACTACCTGTAATAGTATTATTTTGAAGAACTATCTTATCAGTAACATATCCTTTTATTTCATTTCTTTTAGTTGATCCTCCAAATTCTTTTGAAGAGAATATACTACTAGTAACACCAAAAGTGGTCATTAAATTCTGTAAACCGGTTGATGTTCCTTTAGTTTTGGATAATAAAGGTATATTATGATATATTCTTTTATATAATTCGGCTAGTTGATCTTTTTTAGGTACATTATTTAAAAAACTACTTGTAACTGAAAAATCATCAGTAAATACTGAACTTCCACTATTTAATCCACTTATATAATCGGTAAAATCATTATTTCCTTTACTATTATATAATTTAACTCCTAATGAACGTAGAGCATCATATACAATATCTTTAGAAATACCTTTCTTTAAATTATTATTAGCATTATATAAATCATTAATTGATGATATGTAAATCCATACATTATCAAAATAATGACCTATCATGTCTATAAAATCATAATAAGGTTGATAATTACCAGGATCATTTTTTATGTAATTTGGTATTACATTATATAAACGATCTAAATTATCATTATCATATAATTCCGCAGAACCAGTATAATTATTAAACCATGATAATGCTGTTGCAGATCCTGTAGATAATAATGTATAGGGTTTATTATTATTTGATTTAGGCCAAGTATAAGATGAAGATTCAAAATATAAATAATTTTCAAACCCATCAAATTTAGAAACAATATCATTTATTTTCTGTTGAATAGATGATGTTTGTTGGGATTTCAATAATGAGTTAGAAGTACCTACAATATTAATATCATTATTATATCCTTCAATTTGCTTTACTTTAGTATAAAATATATTTAATCTAGTTTTAGCTGAACTAAAATGGATAAAATTATTAAATGAAGTATAATCAATATTTAAATCATATGAATTATTATTCATATAGTTTAAAACCTGATAGTATGATGAGCCTGTTAATGAAGATACTAATGATGAATAATTTTCATATTTAGTAGCTAAATTTTGTTTGATATCAACATTAATACTAAAATTAGGACCACGTAATTGATCAGGAGATGAAGGAATTATTGATGTATCTAAATTAAGATTAAATACATACGGTTCAATAAGTTCCTCAGTAATCCATAAAGATGTTTTAGGATTTATATTTTGAGGAAGTGGTTCATATAATTTTAATAATATTGAAGAATTATCTACATCTGTAGCAACATTAATTACTAAAAATTGAGTGTTATCTATTAAATTTAATAAGAAATATTTTTGCTCAGTAGTAGTATTAAGTTCATTAATTAATTTATTTCCATAATCTAATAATTCACTACTAGATATTAATAATGAGTTTATCCTTATCTCAGTTCTATCTTCAGATATTTCACTAATGAATAACTCAGCATCCGGAGATGATATTTTACGAGTTTGAAAATTATATTGTGTTATAAATTCTCCAGAAATGTATCCTAATGACTGTAAATCATTTACCGGATCTATTTCAATTAATGGGAGATTATTACCGGGAGTTAAAAATGAAGTTGTAGGTAATTTAAAATTACGATAATTGTAATTAGAATTTATTAAATTACGAGCAGAATCATATATAAAAAATTCAATATAATCATTTTCAAACCCAAAGATTTGATTTCTTACTTCAGAAGAAAGTAAATTTAAATCTTCAAGATTCAAACGATTTAATCGTTGAATATCATTAATATTACCAATAATTTTTATATTATCCGCCATTATTTTTTATTTAAATCTAATAATGTTTTATTAGCATTTAATAAATCTTCTCGCAATGTTGTTATTTCATTCAAAAGAGCTTGAATATCTATCCCTTCATTTAAAGTTAACCCTAAATACTCTAACTCTTTATTTAAAATATATCGGTGAGAATTAATATCTCCTTCTTTAGGAATTTGATAGAATAATTCTTCATATAGTTGAAAAAAATCATCTACTGTAAATGTATCTTCAATACTTGGTTGAGTTATTAGTTGTTTAAAATTTTTATCAACTAATTTTTCAAAATCTCCTCTATTGTAAATATTTTTATCTAAAGATATTTGAGTCATTATTTTGTAATTTTAAAATAATTATTATCATCAAATATTATTGTATTTCCTCCTATTATAGTTTTAATCAATACATTATAATATCTTTCATTTTGCAATCCATTCATGTAAATATCAAAGTAATTACCTGTTGAATCACAAGATAATTTTGTAAATGATGTATCAAAATCAATTACAAATTCATCAGTTTTTATATCTTTTACAGCATAATATGATGAAGTAGGTAATACTTTATTATTAGTATATAATGAAGAGGTTGAAAATACACGAGTATGAAATCTATCTCTAACATTTACCCTAAAACGGTTAACTGAAGTTTCTTGAAATACTCCTTTATTGTTTGATATTGTTATTACTATGTTATCTGTAGAAACAGTAGATAAAGAACCAGTACTATAAATAAAATCATTCCATCTTATTTCTAAACATGGAGGATAAATAGTATGAGTATCTACAGAAAAATATTTAGTTTCAAAGAAGGAACTAGTATTAAATTCTAAAGATGAAGAATGTTTAAGTATAAATCCATTTTGGTAATAACTAGAACTAATAGCATTTGTAATATCTATCTCTATATCTTTATCAGTTGAATAAGTAAATGATTGAGTAGCAACTAAATTACTTCCTGTATACCAAGTTCCACCACCTATATTTGTTCTATAAGAAGATGTAGCTTCAGTATTTAATACAGAAAAACCGCTTCCACTAAAATAATTTCTATATTTCCAACTTGCTCCATCTGAAACTTCGGGAGAATTAGCTGTTCTTCCAGTACCCATATTCCATGAGCCTGATATTGGGTGGCAATATAAAGTATAATCTAGTGGAATTTCAGACGCAGTAGCTAAATATAATTTTAAATATGCTTTATAATTAGCCGCTCCTACTTTAGTAGATAAAATATCTATAATTTCACTATTGGGAAAAGCAAGCAACGCACGAGATACTTCAGCAGTATTATTTATAGAGTCATATAGACTTATATCTAAAATTTCATCTAATCCTGCATTTTTTGTAGGATAAAATGAATAAATTGATGTATCTTTACTAGGAAATAATTTATATATAGCCATCTTTAATATGTAATTACTCTACCGTTAATATCACTATTTGGAAAACGAATTTCAAATATACTTGGATCTACTGATGGGTATAAAATTCCATTTCTAGTAGCTGCTACTATATCGTATCCGTATGGAGAATAATTTCCTCCTTGCTTATTTACTATTTCAACTTTAGTTACTGATCGAACACCAGGAATTTGCAGTAAAAGCGCATTAATCTCAGATATAATAATAGGTTGATTTATTTGCCATGAGTCTATATTAAAATAATTTTTTAATTGAGATATACAACTGGATAATAACTCTTTATTATTATAGCTAGGGTCAGCATTGATTTCAAAATTAAGTCCTAAATTAATATAAAAAGCATTCTTAATATTAATAGCATCAGTTATCATACGATACTCATTAAGATATGTTTTTAAATTATTTTTTAATGTGTCATTAGCATTGACTAAATTTTTATTAGCATTATATCCTAGAATATATAAATCTAAACTTAAAGGATTATTAGAAATTAAATTACCAGTAGAATTGAATGTTTCCTGAGTTATGTAAGCTTTTGCTATATTTCCATATTTTGAAGGTAAACTTAATGTTCTAACAATATAATCTTCTTTAGTTACAGCACGATTTTGAGAAGTATAAGCGTTTAATGTATTTAAACGAATTTCTTCAACAGTATCAGCACCTCTACCACCAGTAGAGGGAGATGGATTATTTACTAGTAAATTAGAAGTAATAATTCCTTTTATTCCTGAATCAGAAGGACTATATTTAAACCAGTTATTAATATTAGTTATATCTAAAGACGTTAATGAATTAGCAGGTACATTAGATTCTATTCCTCCTCCTACTAAGTATTTAATGTTAAGATTTGTAGATGGAGCTAATCCGTAATTTTTAGTATAAAATATAGACGCATTATTATAATCATTAATTCTATCGGCAACACTAGATACTAATCCTAAATTAATATTATCTGGGGTAGGTATAATTTGAGTATCTGATTTAGCTGATATACCGGAACCAAATTGTAATTCAATAGATCCACTATTAATTAATCTAGTAACAAATCTTCTAGGTACTCTTTGTAATTGGATTAAATAATTAATTCCATCACTTCCTGATGTAGGATTATTTGATGGGGTAAAAATAGTTTCTTGTGCTAAATAAGGGACTTCATACCATCTATATCCATCACTACCTGTAACTTCTAATATCTGAATTATTTTTTCATCGTTTAAAACTACTGAATTAAATTTTGTAGGAGTATTAAAAGTAGCAGTATATTGTTTTATCTCTGCTGATATTACAGGTACTGTCTTCTTGATTAAAAAATAACTAGAATTATAATATGTTATATCTGCGGATGCCGTTGATGAGAAATCAACATCATCGGTTATTATGAATTTAGAAAAATTAGTATTACTAGTAACAGAAGTATTAGCTGGTATTAATAATGAATATGTTAAATCAGGATTACCTCCAACTGAAGGAATCAGTTGAGATATTTCTAATGTAGTAGTAGATGCGTACGATGATTTAGGACGATATCCAAATGAGTAAGCTAAATTATATAAACTTTCTTGTTCTTTAGCTAAATTTAAAAAATTTTCTTGTATTTGAGTATCAATATAAAATGAAGAAACATCACCAACATATGATGCCATTTCAATAAACATATTTCCAGGAGACGCATCTGAAAAATCATTATACGTGTTAGGAAAATAAGTTTTTGCAAAATCTTGAAGTGATGATTTAAAATCACTAAATGATTTATTAATATATTTTATATCTTTATTTTCAGTTATCATTGTAAGGTTGAGAAATCTATTATAATATTATCACTAGTTCCTGATAGTTTAATTTGGTATGAAATATTAATATAAAGTGAGTTTTTATCTATACTTGGAGTTATTTCAATATTAGTTAATGTTATTTCCGGAATATAAGTAGCAATACTAGATATTATTTGGTCTTGAATTTTAACATATGTTTCATCACTTATAACTTCAAATAATAATCTTGGTAAATCAGCTCCAAACTCAGGATTTAATACTCGTTCTCCCTTATAAGTTAATAAAAGATTAATTAAATTAGATTTAATTTGGTCTTTAGTTGAAAATGTACTTTTAAATACTCCACCCCCATTAAAAGGAAGACTAATTCCAACAGCTTTATTTTTATCTAAATCTCTAGGATCTATCCTTATTATTTGAGGTATAGGCATAATTATTCGTAAGATTGTCTCATTTGAGCCAT